ACTCAAGGCTGAAGCCCTTGCTGCTCTAGCCCCAGGGGAGGAGAAGGAATGACAGGAGTACACTATAAGGAGCGTATCAGAAGGAAGGTACTCAAGGACCATGGCCTCATACGCACAGGGCAAGGCCACCTTGAGCCCATGCCTGACGAGCCCAACGACCCGAACAAGACCTTAGCTATGCGGCTCATAGAGGCCAGACTGGGTAGGCTAATGGAGGACTTGCTAGCAGAAGGTAGTCTCAAGGAGGTAGCAATCTTGCTGGGCGTTAAGGAGTCAACCGTGTCTAAGTGGAGGTTGCGACTAGGGCTGAGGCTATGAACAAGGACTCAACTATACCCACCCTGCTCATAGTGCTGTGGTTCTGGTTCCTTGGCTTTTCCGTAGGCGTAGCCGCTACCATGGCGTTCCATGAGGCCTTCTAGGGTATGGAGCCTCAAAGGTTGGATGATTTCCTAAAATGGAAACCAAATTATCCGGAGGCAATCATAGGTGGAGGCGTACTTTACGCACGGACCAAGATGATTATTTATGGTAGGTACAAGGCGCTCAAGTCAATGACCTTGCTCGGCCTAGCCAGGGCATTAGCAGCGGGGCAACCTTGGATGGGCTTCGACACCCCTAAGAAGGGTTCCAGGGTCATATACCTCCAGCTTGAAATACCCCATCCGCTACTGCACAAGAGGCTTACTAAGATGGAGATGGCCTGGGATGCGGTAGATGTGAGGGACCTGTCCCAGAGAGTAAAGGAGAACCTTTATGTGTGGACAGAACCGTTCCTCAAGCTGGACAGAACGGAAGGCATAGGCACCCTCAAGCACTATGTGGAGAAGATAGAGCCTGCCGTAATTATGGTTGACCCTATCTACAAGACCATCTCAGGGAACATCCTTGACCCAAACCACGTCCGTGAGGTGTGCGACCAGATAGACATAATGTTGAGCGAGTTTGAGGTATCCATTGTGTTCGCTCACCATGCCAGGAAGTCAGCCATCTCTGAGGATAGCAGCTATGACCTAGGCTCAGACGATATGCTGGGCGCGGCCGTGTTCTCCTACTGGGCTGATACCGTTGTGAAGATAGTTAAAACCGGAGAGAAAGGTAATGAGGTCGGCCTTACCTTGAATTTCGACATCATACGCCATGCGGAGGACCTGATAGAGCCAAAGGAGGTGGTGTTCAATAGGGATGACCTGATGTTCCATGAGGGTGAACGGCTTATCCATGTGAAGTAGTGGAAGGGAGACAGTTGTGGCAGTAGAAGGACAAGCAACAGCGAAGGAACTGAACCTGCAAGCTAGATTCGAGCAATTGGAGTCTGGTCTGAACGAGGCTCACTCCATAGTGAGTCAAATGACTCCCCGTGATGGTGATAAGTCTCCAGAGGAGGCCCACGAGGCCACCGCTACCGCTGCTGGAGAAAAGTGCCAGGCGTTGGTGCATGACCTCATCAACAGGCTCCAGGGCTTGAGGGACAGGGTAGGAACAGTCTAGGGAGGAAGGAGGATGGCAACACCCACGCCCAAGCCACCCAAGATGACGTGTTCGGTAACTAAGGAGGAACAATGGTACAACAGTTCAAGCCTAGCATAGACCGCCCGACAGGAGGTGAGTCCCCACTCCTGAGGTTCAAAGGCATCCTAGCCAACTACACACCTGAGGAGCGGACGAGTAACCAGGACCAGAGCAAGTACATGATTATCAACTTCAACTTCACGGACGTTGAGGTCCTGGACTCAACTGAGCCGTACCCGTTCCCTATCGCAATCATTAAGGTAGGGTACAAGCCACCCAAGGACTCCAGAGGTGGGACTAAGTGGGATGCCTTTGCTAGCTCCCTGCGGAAGCTCTCACCCGAGAACCCTGACCTGGATGTGCTGGTTGGTAATAGGCAGGAGTGGGCCGTGTCGCCCTTCAAGATTCGTTCGCCTCTAACGGATGAAGAGGGTAACCCTCAGTTGGATGGCAACGGTAGGCCTGTGTGGGGAGACGTAGACCAGCCCTGCTGGAAGGTCGTATCTGTAGACGGCCTGGGCTCAGTCGAGGAAAAGGACGCCGACTTCAATGCGTTCCTTGTGGACCTGGCCGATGGCAAGACGGAGCCCAAGTTCTACGAGGTCGCCCTCACCGACTCCAAGGTGACCGCCCGGCCTAACATAGTCGAGGCTATCACTAACCGCAAGCTGCTGGACACCCTCACGGAGATGAACCTACTCACGCGGGATGCAGAGGGGATCCTGCACAAGGTGACAGCCTAATGTTGCAGGAGTTTGTAGCCACCAACAACGTGGACGAGAGTGGACTGCCCGCAGGAGGTAATGTCACCTCCATAGGGCTTAGCATTGAGTGGCAGAAAGGACCACTCGGAGAAGATGGTCCGGACCGGAAGGAGCCCAACGGCGCTTTTGTGGAGACAGTCATAGCGGCTGCTCTACAAAGGATAGAGTGGTATCAGACGGTAAATGATGGCAGGTTCGAATGTACTGAGAATATATATGCCATTATGAACCTGAAGGATGCTCTACACTATCTGAACAAACGCACCGAAGATAGACAAGCTAGAGGTGTGGAAGGCACCCACCAACAGTAGTCAGGTATGGGGTGTCCTCGGGTTGAGTCTGGCGGCCCGGCCTGGGGACATCCCACCTTAAGCAACCAGTCAGGAGCAATACCACACCTATCTATTGCATTCACAAGCCATAGTGGGAGGGTAGCGCCTAAAGCAGGACAGAGCCTGGCTTGGGAGCACACCACAGAAGTAAGGCCTGGTATTTATCAGTTTTGCAATACCAGTTGCCTAGCCTCATGGATGGATAAGGAATTAACGGAGCAGGTCAATGAGGTGGACTAACCGTCACAACATCGACCCCGTCATAGCCCAGGCCGTAATGACGGATGACTACGAGGCTGTAGGTGACATCTCAGTTACCAGGCTGGTGCGTCCTCCGCAGGTTACATACCTGGAGCACAAGCATGAGGACGAGCTAGTACAGGATGTAACTGAGGGCCTGTTCATGCTGGAAGGGAGAGCCTTACATCACATCCTTGACATAGCCAGAGACGAGACGAGGCTACAGGAGCATCGCTTGACTGTGGACTACAACGGATGGACCATATCAGGCAGGTTCGATGTACTCTACCTCCAAGGAAACGCTGCCGAGGGCTACCTTATGGAGGGGTCTATACTCAAGGACTACAAGGTATCCTCAGTATGGGGACACATACTGGGAGGCAAGGAGGACCACGAGGAGCAGCTTAACTTCTATGCCTACCTAGCGCGAGTGAATGGCATACAGGTGGACGAGCTAAGGATAGTCATGTGGTTCCGCGACTGGATGTCTTCACAGGTGGAGAGAGACAAACAGTACCCTCCACTCAAGGTTCTTGAGCACACCATACCTCTGTGGACACCAGACAGACAGGAACTGGCGTTTCAGGCTGCTGTCAAGGAGCACCAGCTAGCTAGGTCCGGCACGTACAGGATGTGCAATGCTGAGGAGCAGTGGGCCAGACCTGACTCCTGGGCCGTGATGAAGCCTGGTGCTAAAAAGGCCTACAGGGTGTTCGAGGAGCCTGCACTGGCAGAGGCTATGGCCAACAGCATGGCTGGCTACGAGGTGCAGTTCAGGCCTGGAGAGCAGGTTAGGTGCGCTCGGTATTGTCCGGTCATGCAGTTCTGTAGCCAGGCCAAGGAGCTAGGAGTGGTGAAGAGTGATGCCTGATGTATATGCCCTAGCATGGAAGCTCCTCGAGAAGCAGATAGCCAAGTCAAGGAGACAGTCTATATCCAAGGCTGACCTAGTGGAGTGGCAGCTTCACGCACTGGAGAAGGCCATAGACATCTTGGCCGCTCCTACGCCGTTCCTTAGTCCAGATATAAAAGCGCTAAGGCGTTATGCTTTTGGCGAGGAGGAGGTTGAAGATCAAGGACACTATCCTCCAGGTTCCTTCCCCGAGCAGGTACAGCATGGCAAGCAAGAGGAGGCTTAGGCGCCGTCAGTGCAGGAGGAAGACCCGTTACTCCTCTAAGCAGGAGGCAAGACAGAGTGGACTGAGACCTAGCCTGGTGATATACAAGTGCCCGTTCTGTACCGGCTATCACGCGGGTCACAAGCCGAAAAGGAGATGATATGGCCGACGTAGTAGAGATGCTAGAGGAAGCAGTAGTCAAAGGTCAAGGCACCCTAACAGTAAGGCTAGCCTCGGCAGTAGCTCCAGACTCACTGTTAGGCATAGGGCTCCAGACAGGGATAGAGTTTGCCTTGCAGTACCCTCACGCAGCTGCCAAGTTCCTAGAACAGGCGAGGGAGTCAGAGGTGTCCATACTGGAGGAGTTTGGCCTAACCCCAACTGACCGTCCAAAGGTTTGCTCGCGCATAGCCGCAGCCCTGTTCAGTATTGTGGAAGGAGAGAAATAACATGGCCCAAGACGTAGAGAACAAATCCTATGAGGCCCTGGACAACCTGTTGAAGGCGGTAGGTAACCTGCCCCTCAACTACATAATGGACCGACCGCCCCTGATGAGTGCAACCAACCGAGGGCATGAGGTCATTGACGAGGCTGTAAGGGAGGGGCGCTATGTCTCGCAATGAGGAAATATGGCAATCCGTTATAGCGTACTTCAAGGTGAAGAATGACCTTTCACCTGCTGAATCAAAAGACGATGTGGCAGCCTACGGATTCAGGGCAGGCATGGCTGTCGCGCTGCTGCATCCTGAGTACGCCCAGGCTTTTGTACGCCTGCTAAGTAGTCCATTGTCGCCTGAGCTAGACGAACTGGCGTCGGATGACTTCATAAGAGCAATACCAATGGAAGAGGTGTCTGATGTCGTGCCACCCAGCCAGCAATAAACAGATAGACTATGCGGACTCCCTAGTGGAGTACCTGGAAAAGGAGCAGCATAGGAGTGCAGCCAGATACAAGGCTAAGGTGGCTGATGCCCATAGCTGCATAGTGGAGATGTCCAAACTGATTGACCAAATGAAGGAGATGAGAGAGGAGATACAGGAGGCAGACGATGTTACTAAGCATCGAAGGTGACGAAGCTACTGGCAAGACCACACTAGCCTATTCCGCTCCCTTACCCATTGTGGGCTTCGCCTACGATATGGGCATAGAGCGGGCCATCAAAGGAGGTAAGTATGAGGAGCTGTTCAAGGACCTGGACATCTGTGTTCTTCCCTACAAAAAGGGCGTGACGTACCTAGAAAATGACACTCCCTCCTGGGAAGGTCCGGACATAACCATCTTTGAGCTACCTAGTCCCATCCAACTAGACTCCATGAGGCTCAGAGGAAACACTGACTTGTGGCTCTACTCCATCAACCTCATGGCTGCCGCCTTCTCTGACCCTAAGATAGCTACCGTAGTAGTAGACACCATGACGGTAGCCAGGAGGGCCAAGGCCAGCTCTCACTTAGAGACCTTGCAGAACGCGGCCTATGATGCAGCAGGCAATCGTATCCAGGCTGTCCACTTGAGAGAGCAGCTCCAACAGATTGAGTATGGCAAAATCAACGATGCCATCCGGGACATCTACACCACCGGTGCCGGAGTCAAGCAGGCTGATGGAAGGCCTAAGAACCT